TCAGGCTGCTTGGCCAACCACAAGACGCGACCAAGCACCCGGTCCGAATACAGCAGATACCTGGGCCACGTCGACCTCATAGCCCCCTGTCAGACCATCCGCCGCTTTCATGGCTGTCGAATAGGTCCACCTTGGTTCGGATGTCAGTTCTTCACGCAGAAGGGTTCCACCCGCAATGACACGGACCAGATAGGATTCGCTTTCTTCTCCCAAGGGGATCTCCAGCCCCGACCAGTCGTCCGCATCTGTTCGGGCACGTCGAATCCAGGTAAGCTCATCAACGGCGGCACCAGACCGAAGCCGCATGTGCACTGGCGCGTACGGGCGCAATCCGTTGCCATCAAACGAGGCAATCAGGTGTTGATAGGACGCGTCATCATAGCCGCGGGTTGCAGGCCCTATGCGATAATGCTTGGCAAGACGCCTTTCGTTTCGCAGCAGGCTGATCTGTTGCACCCTGTCATTCAGCAGAACGAATACTGATCCATCCGACCAGACATCAGGCATCAAAGCGTCTGTTCCCAGTTGCCCCCTGAGCCGCCCGGACAATGCGTATACGTCCGGGGCCTCGAGCGCCGCGTCAGAGAACTGAAAAACTTCCCAGTTACCGGGTGTTCCATCACCGATTGCAGCGAGATTGACACCATTCATTACCGAGCTGCGAGGACGGGATTCCAACTGACCCGCAAGCAGTCTGACCTTCAAGGCAGGGCCCTCATCCCAGACACCGACACTGGCGCGCCTCAGCGGTGTTTCGGTTACGCCGACCACTGCCCGTTGGGCAATGACATCGCTCAGGCGATAGCTATCGTCACTGGACGAGGAATAGACCGTTGCAGCCCCAGGCCATGGGTCTCCGGTAACCGCCAGATAGGGCGCGTGAGGGGCCTCGGCCCCGGTGATCAAGGGCAGGTCCAGAAAGACCGGCAGCACGGGAACCGGCGCGGCATACGGTCTGACCGTTGCCGGGTCGTCATTCAATTCGGATGCCTTGTACACGCCCTGCTCGATCCGGACCGCTTCAACCAGTTGCAGGTCAGCGGATTCCAACCGGTCAATCCGGTACACCGGCCCGGTTTCAGCGTCTGTCAAACGAACCAGATCTCCTGCCCCCAGGTGCACTTGAGACGGCGGAAGCGCAAACCGAACCGTATCGCGGGAAACTCTGGCTTCGCTCAACCAACGTTCGGCGGTTTGCCGCCCTTCGGTGCGGGTCATGGACAGGGGCATCTCATTCACCGATACGGAATGGGTGCGATCATCGGGCAAAACCGCCTCTTCCGCGACGACATCATGATCCGCGTCCGACTGAACAAAACGCAGGCGAACGCGCCCGGTCATCTCGGCCTCGGCCTCGCGCCGGTATTCGAGCGAGCTTTCAAGATCGCTGCTGATCGCCAGATGATCGGGGTTCAAGGCAACTGCGCCGTACCCGTCGCGCATCTGGAACTTCAACACTCCATCCCTTTCGATCGCATCAAACCCATAGCGCAGCATCAGCGGCTGCAAGGCGGAACGGGCGTTTGTTACATCTTCGATGACATACCCGCGGACCACACCGTACAGACCAGAGACATCGATATCCGTGACACCTGCGCCGTGGCAGATCTCGGTCACCACGGATGCCAACGTACGAGACCCGGACCGACCGTTCAGCCAGTGCCCTCTGGGATAGTTCTCGCCATCGCCCCACTGGCTTCTCAGGTTTGGAAAGGTAGGAAATGGACGGGTATCCCATGCCCAGACATACGCGTTTGCCATATCCAGCATCGGCGCGTTGTAGATGTCCGAGATCGGATTGACCTTCGGATCGCTCCAATAGCCAAGCATCGCGGCCAGATACTGAACCTGGATGAAGTCGTCGCGCAGCCCGATTGAATACGCAGGCAACAGCGATTCCGATGACTTTGGGTCTAGGAACTTGTTCGGCTGGTTCGTGCCCTTGTCGATTGCCGCACACCCCAACTCGGTGAACCAGATCGGTTTCGAGCCGGGCACCCAATCGGTCGGGTTGGGTTGACGCACGCCTCCGATCCGTTCGTGATGCGGATTCGACCACCAGTTGCGCAGGTCCTTGTATCGCCAGATCCACGGCTCGTCATGCTCCTGATCTTCGATCGGAGTTCTGATCTGCGCTTCCGCCTCTTCCGGAGAGGCGTAATACCAGTCATATCCTTCACCGCCTTCAATATTGCTGCGAAGATAACTCAGGTCGTAGATCGAAGGCGCGCCAGCCTCGGCGTCCAGATGGTGTTCACCATTACGCCAATCGGACAACGGCATGTAGTTGTCGATGCCGATGAAATCGATGTTGTCGTCCGCCCAAAGAGGGTCGAGGTGAAAATACCTGTCGCCGGTGCCTTCTGGCTGGTATCCAAAATACTCACTCCAGTCCGCTGCATAGCCGATTTTCGTGTCCGGCCCCAGAATCTGACGGACCTCGGCCGCCAAGGCGCGAAGCTGCGCAACCGCCGGAAAGCCCGAAGCCCCCCTGATCTGGGTCAGGCCCCGCATCTCAGACGATATGCAGAATGACGAAACACCGCCGGCAGCCTTGCACAACATGGCATAGTGCAGAATGAAACGCCGCAGGCCCCATTCCTGAGGGCCAGAGTATTTGATGATTTCTTTGGCCGTTACGCCGCTGTCCCCCAGCAGTCCGCCAAGGTTACCGCCCCCGGTTACCCAGGTTAAACCGGTATCCCCTCTGTCGTCAGGTCGGCCACCCGGTCTGGGCCTGACCGGACCACCCGTGCCGCCGCCGGTACCGCCCGATCCGTTCGAATCCTGGTTGATCGCAAAATCCTGTGCACGTGCTGATCCAAAGAACGCAGCGACCTGTGCATCGGCCCATGCCGTCTGGTCCGAAGAACCCGGGTGCCCCGGCGCCACATCCAGGGTAATCCGCCCACGCCATGGCAGGTGAGGCTGACTTGAAGCATCCGACCAGGGATCAGGCAGCCCGTTCCCCGGCAATTGCTCCATCAGGATGAAAGGATAAAACATCACCCGTTTACCGGATTGGTTCAGATGGCGGATCGCCTGGACCACTGCCGCATCGGCCGGAGTCCCCCCATAGACCGGTCGGTCGTTCTGCCGAGCCACAAGCCCCGCGTCGCTTCGGGCCTGATCAGACACGATCCAGGGCATATCGTTGCTGTCTATCTCACGCTGTTCGATCTTGGGCCGAATTTTGCATTGCCCGCATCTCAGATCGTCGCCGAACCACGACACCACCAGTGATGCGGCATCACAATTGGGCAACTCGCTTTCCAGAGCACGGGTCGAGGATACAAGATCCGAGGCACCAGACGCGGAATGTGCGTTGGCTGGCCAGCTTTTACCAGATTGTGAATAATTCACCTGAGAGCTGGCCAGAGCGTATTCTCCGGTCCCCGGTATCATGGCGACCCCGCGCACGATCTGAGACACCGCGCTGTCATGATCGGGCATGTCTCGCTGCGTGGGGCGAACAATTTCAAATGAAAACTGCGGCACCCGGTTGCCGAAAGCGCCGAGCGGGAAGTCCTCGATCACGACATAGGCCGTTCCGCGATATGCCGGAACTGTTCCAGCACCTTCAATTGCCTCGATCAGCGGATCCGGCAACTGATCCCGCGTGCCATGATAAACCCGCATGTTGAGGCCGGATCGATCTTGTTCTTCTCCATCCGCCCAAATGCGCGCGACATCGGCAATCTCACCGGCGCCAACCGCAATTGCCAGCGAAATCGAGTAACTGTACGTGACGGTAGTCACCTCAGGGGTCTTGGGTTTTCCTTTGCCACCCCCGCCACCACCCTCTGTGGTCGTCGTCTGGGTCTCCAAAAAGTCCGAAGCCCAAATGACCTGACCACCCACACGCATACGGCCAAACACGGTGGTCACCGGCGCGCCTTCGCCGGTTTCCGTCAACCGAAATCGATCCATGCGGCCGGTTTCGACGACTTCACTGCCACTGCCCATAACGGACTGGTTAAAGAACTTCTGATCAAGGACCCGCCCGACCGTCGCACCGACGGCCCGACCGATAACTGCGGTTGAAAGGCCCGCGACCGTGCCCCCAATCGAACCGCCCAGCGCAGCCCCGGCTGCGGAAAGAAGAATAGTGGCCATCAATACATCTCCATCGGGAATTCGAAACAGGAAACGATACGGCGGTACCAAGGCCTGCTCAGTGCGTTTTCCACCACGCCATGGCCGGAATACGCGTGAATAAAGCGGGGCTCGGGTTGCGTGGTACAAACGATGCCCAAATGCTTGGCGACGCTTGTGTCGCGCATCCGAAACAACAGAACGTCCCCCGAAGCCATCTTGCCTATTGGTTTTTCGACCAGATGCCGCCTGGCAGCCACCCACATACGTTCCTCACCCTGCGGCTCGGACCAGTCCATGCTGTATGCCGGAACAGATTCAGGTTCCTGCCCGATCACAGCGCGCCAAACGCCCCGCAACAGGCCCAGACAATCCGCACCGGCACCCTTGAACGAGGCCTGATGCACATAGGGCGTTCCAAGCCAATTGCGCGCCTCGGCCACAATATCCTCTCTACACGTCGTCACCGTATGCTGCCTCCGCTATTGGCTTTGCTTTTCTTGGGAACAGCCATGACCCAGTCTTCGCCCGGAAGATCTGGGAACCCTTGAAAATTCAGAAAGTTGTCGAACTTGAACTGGCAGGTTTCCATGCGCTTGTCGCATCCTGCCCGCAGTTTAACACTGTCGCCAATCGCCAGGCTTGCCCCGAATCCGGACCAAAGTGTGATCTCTCGCCCTGTTGCAGTCTGCCTGTCGTTCTTGATCGACGACCACAGCCCCTTGGCAGAACCGGAAACAACATCAACGCGACCCCGTTCGAACCAGCCTTCTTCAATGGTTTGACCCCCTGCAACATGCAGAAGGGTGCCGCCATCGAAACCCGAGATCACACCTTCGAACCAATAGCCCGGTGTGTCGGTGTTGAACCGGCAGGCCCGATCCCCCAACACAGCCGTGCAGGGCTTCTGGTAAACACGCCCCAAGGGGCGGTTCAGCAAGTCGGTCAGGCCACGCAATTCCGCATGGAAAGCGCCGCCAGAGCGGCGCAACTCACCAATTGAACCACGGAACTGAAGGACGCGCTGATCCAGATCGGCCCAGTTGACCAACCAGGCGCGCACCTCGGCCCCGTCAAAACGTCCTGCCTCGATATCCTCGTCGCGAATGGCCGCGTCAGACAGAGCGCCCATTGCTTCCGTGTTGTCGATGGACAGGCCCGTGGCCTGCTCGATGGCAGCGGCCGTCAGGCCGGTACTGGCCTTGAAGGTCAACCCGTCAAAACTCAGCTCCATGTCGTGGTCGGTAAAACCGTATTCCTGACCGTCCTTGCGTTTGATCGCCCAACAACGGCAGACCGTTGTCATCCCGCTCTGCAAATGCGTGTGCAGGCCCTGTATATCTTGAGCCATCAGATGCGCACCTCGACCACGGGAACGTTCGGTACATCACCGGCCTGAAAACTGGCGACACTGGTCTGGATTTTGTCGGTGTCAAAGCGCACCGGCACATCAAACTCAAAACCCGCGGTGATATCGATCTCTTCCGGCGGCGGGTCCGCAAACGTGACCTTGCCCGTCGTCAGTTCAACATCAAAATCCACGCCCTCGCGGACCTCATCCTGATCCAGACCCAGACGCACTGTACCCAATACCGGCTTTACGATAGGGCGCGCATAGCTGACCCCGCCCGAATGGTAGGTCTTGATCAACTGAAACTCGGTGCGTGTACCGTCGCCTTTGGCGATCACCTGATCTCCGAAACTGGTGTCCACCGTGGCCTTGCCGGATTTGAAATCCGACCAGTCTTTCCAGCGAAAGCCGAACATCTGACCCTGTCGTGCTTCGAAGAACGAAATCAGCGTCTCGATATCGTCCAGCGAACGCATCCCCAACCCCGCATCATATCGGCGGCGCGAATGGGCCCAGGGCGTGTTGCGCTCTTCAAAGCCATTGGCCAACGTCACAATGTCCGTCCGCCGTTCCGGGCCGCCGACCGAGCCAAAGCTTAGACTGGCGGGAAATCTCACCTCGTGGAAATTCATCAGCTGCTCCCTGATTTATCTATTGCGATTGCCACGCCCCAGCGCGCGGCTCATCTGGGCCGCTATCTGCCCCTGAGACCGGCGGAACCCTTGAACGTCCGGTGTTGAAATGTTCATCACCACATTCACAGCACGCCCAGCACCCTGCGTCCGCACGCCCAGCTTGCCATCGGCCCCACGCGTCAGCGGCATGATCGCCTCAGGCCCGGCTTCTCCCATCAGCCCGGTGCCGCCGCGCATGGGAAACGTTGTCGGGCCGCTGACCACACCACCATTGGCGAAGGGCATCACCCGGCCCTGGCTGAAGCTGCCGCCATCAGCAAAAGGCAGAATTCCCTTCACCAACCCGCCAACCGTGTTGGCTAGCATTCCGCCAAAGTGATCCGTCACCGGCTTGATCGCAGCCGCATAAGCCGTTTGGATCAAGGAGTTCTTCAGGACATCCAGCGCGCCGGAAAGACTCATCCCATCCAGAACGACACCATCGAAGGCCTTGCGCAATCCGCTGGACATGCCACGCTCCAGCGTGGCGACATCCTTGCCGGTCTCTTCAAATGCGGCACTGATGCGCTTCATCTGGCTGTCAAACGCCGCCGCCATAGTCGCAGCATCGCCGAGGGAATCGCCCAGCGCTTCTCCACGTTCTTGCAGGTCATCAAACCCGTCACGATCTGTCATCACGCTCTCCTTGTGTCTTGTCCGGATAAGCCGCCAGCAAAGCATCCAACCCCGCCCGGTTCATTGCGGACACGCCGGACCCCTGCCCCAGCATCAGCCGCAGCTCTGCCGGGGTCAGACGCCAGAATTGATCCGGCGTCAGTCGCAGCCCCAAAAATCCGGCCCTCATCAGGGCAGGCCAGTCGAACCCGCTCATGTGCCCTCCGGCACCATGAAGGCGCGCGCCAACAATTCGGCTCCAGTTCTGGCTGCAGCCATGGGGCCGCCTTCGATCTCGGCATGCATCAGGTCGGCCCGGGCAACGTTCCAGCCACCGCCTCGCAGACCGGCAACGATGAGGGCCAAAACATCCGCACTGGAATACGCTCCGCCCTCAAACCGTTGCACCAGCTCAACCAGCGATCCTGCATTCAGCTCCTGCTCCAGCTCCGCCAAAGCACCAAGCGTCAGCTTGAGCACCCGCTGCTCGCCATCGATGGTCAGCGCCACCTCGCCTGTCCACGGATTGGCCATCGGATCAAAGCGCCGTAAAGGTCAGAGCACCGGCACTGGCCATGCTCATCTCATAGGTCGCCTCACCGTTGTGCGAACCTGCGTACTCGATGCTGGTGACCTGAAACCGACCTTCAACAACCCCAAAATCAGGGATGATGACCTGAAAGGCCGGAGTTTCACCATCAAAGAACAACTGCCGCGCACGCTCATCAGTGCCGGCATCCCTGAATACACCGGAACCGGAGATCGAAGCTGATTTGACCCCCGCCCCAGACAATAGCTCGCGCCATCCACCCTGACTTTCCAGGCTGGTGACATCCACACTTTCAGCATTGAAACTGATTCGCGTGGCCCGTAGCCCCGCGATCGTCTGGAACAGGCCGGTGCCGTTCATATCCACTTTGACCAAAAGGTCTTTTCCGTTCTGGGCAGCCATGTGCTCTCTCCGTTGATTGCTTAGTCATCTTCCACGCGAGCGCGGAATTTCAGGTCGATCTGGCGGATGGTGCCGCCCGTCCCGGTACGCCGGGCCGAGGCGCGCTCGAACCACAGCCCTACCAGCCGACCGCGATCCAGGTTAAGTGGCGCGTTTTCCAAGGCGTCACACACCGCGCCGGCCAGTGTCTTAGCAGCGCCAAATCCTGCCGCCTCGGACACAACTGAAACGGTGAAACGGTGTATTGCGCCCGTGCCTGATCGGTCCGAGGCGTCTCGCACCTCTTCCGGGCCCAGCATCACATAGGTCTGCGGCACGGTTCCTGCGGGTACTGCATCATAGATCGCGCCACCCGATTGACTGCTGACTGCTGCGTCCGCTGAAAGCTGCTGATACACGGCCGCCTGCAAAACGGCAGAAACGCCATAGCTCATGCCACCACCTCTTCATCTGCGAAACAGGTCAGGTACTTGCCGCGGGCGTCAAGTTCGGCCACGGCCCGGATTACAAAACGCCGATTGCCCTCGCGAAACCGCTGATCAGGCGCGGGACGCATCGAAGACCCCATGCGCGCCCCACGCACCACGATGCGATACCCGACACGCGACACGGATATTCCAGCGATCTGCCGTTCTGCTCCACTGCGCGCCGTCACTTCGGCCCACAGTGTCCCCATCGCAGCCCATGTTTCGGTATAACCCCCCGACCCATCAGCACTTCGCATTGGCGCCTCCAGCACCAGTTTACGGTTCAGATGCGGCGTTTTCATTGCGAAATCCCCGCCCCGAAACGCACCATGCGATAGCGCTGGATCAGGCTGGTGACACCAAAGGGCATACAACCCGCGCCCAATGAGGTTTCATCTCGGTATTCATAGTAATGCGCCGCCAGCAGCAATACCGCCTGCCCCAGATCAGCAGGCAACCCGCCCCAATCCTGAGCCATCCCCGCGACAAAAGAAATCTTAGCAGAACCACCCGTTTTGATGGCAGGCAGGCTGGATCCCATAGGACGCACCCGGGGCCGTTGGCTATCATGCTCCAGCCGATAAGTTGCGGCGTCTGCAGCCGTTTCAGCGCCGCTCTTGTCGGTCAGCGTCAAAGCCAGCACTGAAACCACCGGGGCCACGGGCAACACCTCTCCCGATGGGTCGCGCCACCTGTACAAACTCCACGAGAAGTTCCGCGCGATCAGAACCGTGCCGGTGCGTGCCTCGATCGCCGCAATGGCGGCTCGCAGGAACCCCTTCAACACTTCGTTCTGCACATCATCCTCGGCAAAACCCGTGCCCAATCTCAGATGCGCCTTGAACTGATCCACCGGCAGCGCCGCATCCGCGATGGCGGCCTCTTCGATCAACATCATCCACTCACTCCGCAATCTCGGACCCCTCCGGGGCCCCATCCTTGGAAAATGACGGACACGCGCCGCCCCACGTTGCTCGGACGGAGGGGAGCAGCTAGACAACGCAGAGGATCTCACCCCGGCCCGCGCCCGCCGTCCGAGGGGCCAGCGCCCCCCGGATTCAGCCCGCGTTAGGCGGTGCCGAATTTCACCAGCTTGATCGCAGCGAAATCGCTGACATCGCCGCCGACGCGTTTGGTCGCATAGAACAGCACATGCGGCTTGGCGCTGAACGGATCGCGCAGCACGCGCAGATCAGGACGCTCGGCAATGGTGTAACCAGCCTGGAAGTCACCAAATGCAATTGAGAAACTGTCGGATGCCACATCCGGCATGTCCTCGGCGATCAGTACCGGATACCCCATCAGACGCGCCGGCTCACCTGCGGCCAGACCATCAGACCACAGGAAGCGGCCATCGCTGTCTTTCAACTTGCGGATCAGACCTGCGGTCTTCGAATTCATCACGAAGGTACCATTGACCCGGTATTGCGCGCCCAGTGCATAAACCACATCGACAATCGCATCCGCGTCAATACCTGCATCAATACCAGTCGCAACATAGCCCAGGCTGCCCCAGGACCACGCATCATTCGGTACGGCTCGGTGGATCATCAACCCTTTGGGCTTGTCGACGCCATCGCCGTTGATGAAAGCCGCCGCCTCAGCGCGTGCAAATTTGTCGGCAATGCGCCCGGCCAGCCAACCTTCGACATCGAAGGCGCTGTCATCCAGCAGACGCTGCGACGCCTTGGGCAGTGCGCTCAGCTCGTGCAGCTGGATCGAGATGCGATCGATCGACGGGGTTCCGGTTTCCGCCGTGGCCGAGTTTTCATCCGCCCAGCCCGCACCTACATCGGTGTGATCAATCAGCACGTCGAACGAATTTGCCTCGACATTCACAACCGATGCAATCGACCGGATAGATGCCGTCGAGTTCAAAACGGACTTGATCGTCTCGGCGGTCTGCGGATCAACCAGATAGCCACCATCGCTGTTGACCGCTGAGGACAGCGATTTGGCTTCCATCTCGAGGCCGCGCAGCCCGTCATCTTCGCCAGACCGCACATAGGCATCAAATGCCTTCTGATGTGGGGCTCCGTCCTCGATCGAAGCCGCAAGATGCGGGCGTGCCGCGATAGTTGATTTACGATCCAGCATGGTCAGTCGCTCTTCTGTCTGTTGCAGTTTGGTTTTAACTTCGGCTTTCAGGCCCCTGAATTCATTTACGAAGCCAGCCATCGCCTGCTTCACCTCCTGAACCAGGGGCGCACCCTCTCCGGTCAAGGCCGGGGTTTCGGTCTTGCTCATCAGCATGTCCTGTTCTGAGTGGTTTTGAGGCGCGCTAGTTCCGCGCCAGCTCCTGCCGGGCATCGTTGAATACGTCGGCAATACAGCGCAGGGCCTCCTCGGCGTCAGGGTTTCGCCCCTTCGCCGCCACCCGCGCACTGGGCAGCATCGGGAACGTCACCAAGGACACCTCCCACAGCTCCAGTTCGGTCAGGACCCGCTGGCCCTTGTCATTCTTAATGGCCCGTTTGGTGCGATAGCCAATCGACAGACCATCCATCGCGCCTGCCCGGATCAGTTCCGCCACCTCGCGGCCCTTCTGCGTGCTTTCCAGCAGACGCCCCTTGACCCACAGGCCCTTGTCATCCTCACGCACTTCGTCCCACACGCCGATGGGCTGGGACGGATCGTGCTGCCACAGCATCTTGACCCGCTGACCCGCCTTGGCCAGCCCGTCAAGCGAGCCGCGATAGGCTCCACGCTGCACCACGTCACTGCCCTGATCGACCTGCCCAAACAGGCTTGCATAGCCCTCGATCACCGCGTCATCCGTGACCGACAAACCGTCGCCGAACCGTGCAAATTTATGCTCCAAATCCATGAACTTCTCCATGTAACCCATTGAACTTATGGCGCCACCACCAACAGAGACTGAAACGCCTGTGCCAGGATCACCGCCGCCACGCCATAGACCGTCAGCCACAACCGGCGTTCCAGCCGCTCCATCATCTCTTCGATCTGATCCAGCCGCCGACACAAATGCGCATGCTGAATCTCGGCCACCCGCTCATGCGCGGCCAGACGCAGGCCCGGCGCGCATTCGAACGGAGGATACCCGTCACCCATCCGCACGCTCCGGCAGCCCCAGCAGCGCGCGTTTCTCAGCATCGGTCAGGAATTCGGCCCCGCTAACCCGCGCCCATTGCGCATCCCGCTCCGCCGACAATGCAGGCACTTGATCCAGATCGGGCTTCAGCACCAATTCCTCACCGGTAAAGCCCGCCAGCCATTCCGACACCGCCGCCGCCACCCGCGTCACCAGAGGCAGCACGGTCAGGCGATAAAACGCCCGGTTGGCCTCCTGATAGTTCGAATAGGTCGCGTCGCCTTGTATCCCCAGCAGCATCGGCGGGACCCCAAAGGCCAACGCGATCTCGCGGGCGGCGGCTTCCTTGGTCTTTTGAAACTCCATGTCAGAGGGCGAAAAGCCCATCGGCTTCCAATCCAGCCCCCCTTCCAGAACCATCGGTCGCCCCGCATTGCGCGCCCCGCGATAGTTCTGCTCAATCTCATCGGACAGACGCCGAAACTGATCCTCGGCCATCACCCCATGGCCATCACCGCCCTTCCAGACCAGCGCCCCCGAAGGCCGCGCCGCATTGTCCAGCAGTGATTTCGACCAACGAGACGCGCTGTTATGCACATCAATCGCCATCGCCGCCGCCTGCATGGGCGAGAACCCGTAATGATCATCCTGCGGGTGGAAGGACTTGATGTGACAGATGGCCTCTGCCGCAAAACGGTGTGTCTTGCCCCCCGCCGTATAGTCATACGCCCTGGGCCAGCCATCCGCCCCCGGCACCACGCTCATCCGGTCCGAGCGCAGAACATGCAGTTCAACCGGCAGCCCCTCCTCGGCCTGCACCGCCTCGACATACGCATTGCCCGACAACAGCAGCTGCCCGAATACGGCCTCCATCAACTCCGCCCGCCCCTGCGCCGCATTCGGACGCCGCATCAGGCTGAGCATGGGATGCGCCTCATAGCGCTGCGCCTGATCCTGCAGGGCCAAGGGCAAAGCCGCCGCCGCCTCGGCAATCAGCTTGACCGAGCGAAACCCCACCGGGTTCCCCGAAAACCCCGTCCGCGTCAGCGACACCGCATCCCGAGGGCTCCACGCCACGCGACCACCCGTCTGCCACGCCACCACAGGCCCCGCCGCGCTCGCCTTTGCCTCCGGCGCTTCCCCAGCCGATCCACGACGCAAGAAATCGAATACCATCTGTTCTCCTTTCTGCCGCCGCTCTGCCCGGCTCGTTGAAAGGAGTTATGAGGGAAAGAAGTTTAGGGCTTGGGAATGGGGCGTACGGGGGGTGGGCAACGGTAGTCTTGATCCTTTGCTACAAGCCCAATTCAGCTACGAATTCAAATGGTGTCGTTGCAGATAGAGCCGATCTTGACGGACACAAGATCAATCAAGGTGCTTTGGGTAGAATCTCTCGTTGTGATATGCTCGATTCCAAACAATATTGTTGGTCCGGAGTTTTGATGTTTAGATTTGCATTTGTCGTGGGCTTTGCATGTGCCCTCTTCGCTTCTTCTGTAGATGCAAATCCGCTGGATAAATGGCGCATTTCTTGTGGTGTGGACAAAGGCTCAATCACAAAAAAGGGTCGAACGTGGACGTTCAAGACCAGCAGCAACCATTGTCCTGGTGGTATATTCACGCAACGCGCGGAAATATACACTGACAAGGTTTCAGCAACGCATCGTGGTGCATATCTTTTTACAAGCCGCGTATCCATGACAGGCGAAAAGGGTCAGAAATTTGGGCTGTTTCAAATTCACGACGGCAGGCATGGTTGCGCGCCACCACTAAAGATCGATGTTACAAAATCGGGACACTTGGCACTCATTAGCGACATAAAAACGGGGCCGGGGGAGTCTTGTATTCGAGGAAAGCTTTCAACTGCAAAATCCCCCGGTCGCTTCGTGCTAGATGGTAAAGAGCGGGAAGTGAAAGTTCTGGTAGTATTTGATGGAGAAGGAAATTTCGACACAACGATTTGGCTGGATAACAAAGTCCAAGCGACCGGGCGCTATGAATTCTCCAAGAGTGCTGGTGCATTTCAACCTGAAAAGTACTTTTTTAAGCACGGAGTATATTCTCAATACCCATTTCGCTACGAAATGGTTTCCCGAGATGTACGGGTTAAACGAGTAAAAATCTCCAACTAA